ATTGAAAGCCTCACCTACAACAATGAGCAAGTGTATGTAATGCACAAGCTAGATGATGAAGGCGAAAAAGTATTGCTAGACGTGCCGCGAAATTACGAGCGTAGGTTTGGCAATTTCGAGCGCTTTGTAATGACCCCTTTACGTCAAATCGTTCTTTCTCCCGCAACCTATGACGAAGAGGGGGAAGAAATAACTCCAGCTACGCTAGGTGACTGGACAACGCATTTAGTGCTGCCTAAGGGCTACGACGTATCCACCTTAAATTGTGTAGTGCCTTAAACCGTGAGCGAAGACGTATTCCGTAGAATTTTGTCTTTCCCGGATATTGGGTATTGGCGCTATACTGAAGGGGGAGAGTTTATTTTCTCCGGCGGGTTGATGCGCATACTCCATCTGGAAAAGAAAAATCCTGTTTCTAGGGAATCGTTTTGCAAGAAGTTGTACCCTAAAGACTGCGAGTGTTTTCTTTCCGTTTTGGGCAAAGCCTTTTCCGAAGAAGAAAGCATTATCCACTACGAAGCCCGCGTACTGGCGAACAATCAGCACCGCTGGCTGCGCTTCTATGGGGAGCGTGAGTCGGGAAAAAATGCTTTTTTTGGTTTCGCACAAGACATTGATCAGTACCTTCGCAACTACAAAGACATGTACGATACCTTGAAACTCGTACGCTACCTATCCTTAGATCAAAATAGTGGGCTAGAAAAAATACAGAAACTCCTTAGCACCTACGACTGACTTGGAATCCTTTCTCTTCGACATACTCAATACCACGGTAACAGGCTGTATGCTGTTGCTTCTTGTGTTCAAGATATACCCCGATCACAAGAAAGAAATCAATGACATCACCACCCGTTACGAAGGCAACATAGAGCGCAAAGACAAAGCGCACGAAGAAAAGATGGAAGAAACCGTCCGTAACTTCCAAGCCCAAATCAATGACCTTATCAGTAGCTACGAAACCCGGTCGGAATCGCTACGTTCCCGAATGGACAATATACTTGACCAAAACTTTGAAGTGACCCGCGAGCACATCAACGAGATTAAGCGCTTGTCCGAACGTATTTCTGCGGTGGACAACCGCTTTGTGACCGTAGAGCGCGACTACCTGACCGAGAAGAATAAAATCATGGCCGAGTGGGTGCGCAACCTCACCTCTATCAACGACCGCCTAGAATCCAACATGGCCGGAAAAAAATAATTGCTACATTTGTCCTCTAAACTTATGTAGTATGTTCCTACTCAATACTTTTCTCGGCTTTCTTCTCGCGCAATTGTGGGATATTCTGAACCGTCAAAAACACAGCCCTACCTCTCCTAGAGCTTTCTCGCTGTATTTTTTCTTTGCGGACAGTTGGTTGAAAATCACAGTCAGTCTTCTGCTCTCCTTCACCATCTCCTTAATCACTCACCTGAACTGGGATTCCATCCTTGCCATTTTGGGAGCTGATTTTGTGCTTAACAGCCTCGTCTACGTAGTGATTGGGGCCGCTCCCGAGTTTATCTTGCAGCAGTTCAAAAAGCGCTGGGGCGTATTGCAACCGCCCAAAGTCGGCGGGTATAACCGTAAATCTTAAATTTTCCGCGCCATGAAATTACACTTTAGCGTTTCTGAATATTGCATCAACGACGATAACGTTCCTCAGCGTATAGCTGACGCTATCTTGTACTACCACATTTTAGTGATGAACCCGGTTCGAGAAGAGTTGGGAGCCGCCATTAAAGTAAGCAAAAACAGTGGTTGGCGACCTACGAAGCATGAGATTTCTAAAGGCCGTAGTGGGGATAGTATTCACACCTTCACCAAGACTTTCCGTGACCCCATGGGTAAGGGGGCCGCTGACTACACCGCGACCGATATCCTAAAGTTGTTGCGGCTGATGCTAGAGAAGACCAGCTATACCCGCATTGTGTACTATCCCAACAATCACTTTATTCATGCCGATCACGCGTTTCAAGAACGAGGCCGTCGTTATTTTGAAGCGGCCAGCCCTAGTTCCGAGTGGAAGTTCATAAGACAAATCTCGTGAGCCGTTCTGGGGCCGTTCTGGGGTTTATTATCTTCGCGCTTTTGGGATTCTTCTGGGGCCAACGTCGCTGCCCTCCCCCCATTGCCGCTGTCTACACCGACACACTTACCGTGACCGTGGTGGATTCTTTTCCCGTTCCTTATCAAGTTACTGATGGCCCCGATGTTCCCCCGACCGACATAGACACCGCTGAAATTATTTCCCGATTTTTGGATACCGCCCGATACCGCATAGATACCATCATTAACGAGGTGCGACTGTCTTACGATATTGGTCTGAACCGCAATCGAATTTTTGATCTCCGCTACTCCTTACAAAATACCCGTCCGACCGCTCTGCTGCTTCCCGAGAAGAACAACTCATTGGGTGGGGGCCTTTTGGTGGGCCCGGGCCTTTTTTCTCCCGAACTCTATTACCGACGAAAGTCACTCACCTTCTCCTTGGGCTACAACTTGGCGGAGGAAAATAGCCCGCTCCCCCTTATAGTGGGATTGAAGCAAGACCTATATCGCTGGTAATGCGTATTTTTGTTTTCCCGAACACCGATAAAAATATTGATTGATGAGCCTAGTTCCTAAAGACTTTTCCCCGAACAATGCCTTAGACCGCGCTGTGTTTAAGCGCAAGCCCAGCGTATTTTCTGCCGAAGACCTGAATTACAGTACGGGCATTTTGAAGTACGCCATCGACTACATCAATGCTGTGTTGGGGCCGCTTAAAACATCCAACCGCGCTGTACTGACTTTTACTTCAGGGCCTAGCTTTGCTTCCGGTACTTTGGGTTTTACCGTAGACGTAGCGGATGAAACTCTTATTTTCCGTGGTACGCCTATTCTTCTTCCCGCGCAGACCGTTACTTTTTCCCGTGCCTTGTCTACCAGCGCTCCTATTGCGCAGCGCACCTTGGGCCTATACCTTACTGGGGAGTACGTTCAGTACGTTTCTTCTCAGAAAACCTCTGTCAATGAGTATGAATTTTTTGCCGGTATTGCGAAGCAGATTGATGACGATATCGCCTCTGTAACGAATAACACTATTCAGGGTGGCAATCCCATAGTGCAAACTTTGGAGGGTTTTGATTACGTGGGCTACCGAAACTTCTCCTACGAAGTTCTTTCCGATGAAGATTATGCGTTTGCGAATGGTGGGGAAAGAAGATTGGTCAAACTGGCCACTATCGTACTAGAAAGCAACGGAGCTGTCCGCCTCTTAAACAACGTGGACACGTTATCCGCAGAAACCTCCGACCTCAACGAGGACTATCCTGTTTCCGTTCCTACCTACATGAACCGCTTGCGCCAATTTGTAGAAGAGGGCCTGTCTACGCTGCAAAGCTCTGTCAATACCACCATATCGAACCTCGCAAACACGTACGCCTCTCTTTCGGGGCCTAACGTACTGTCGGGAAGAAACGCGAAAAAAGTACACGTCCTCGATGCCGTAAACATCAACCTCAACCCGCTTCCTGTTGTGGGGGGTGGAACTATAAACTCTGTGGCCGCTTTGCAGAGCGATACCATATCGCCTAATGTTCCGGGAGCCGCGTATTACGACCTTGTGAACAATCACCTTGTCGCTTACTTAAATCAAGGGGATCATTTTGAGATTAATTTTTCTGCGAATACGTATTTCTCCCTGCACCGCCTGTACTGCCACCCTAGTTTGGTGAGTACGACCGCTGGCGCGAGAAATGAAATCACCTTAAAAGTGAATTATCCCAATGGGCCGATTACCACGTCGTACAGCTCGAACCTATACCGACCTGCCGTCATTTATAACCCCAATCATATTGACTATGGTGGGGTGGCTGGTTCTTCTGGCGATCTTTACCCTATGTTCTTGAACAGCTACCGCACCTGTACGATACGTGGCCACTTTACTGCTGAAGATCGTTTCTTTGTTACCGGTATTGATGCTCCCGCCCTTCCCGAGCTGGTGCGTATCACTAAAGAGCTGGCCCTAAAGCAGCCTAGCACGCCCATCAATTATCCGCTGGGGAATATGAACGACAATGGGGCCGACTTTACTTTGGCTGGTTCTTGGACGTATTTTCCGCACCAAGCGAATGTCTCCCTCAGCATTATTTTTGTGAATCAGTCTCCCGCAGATACCCGTGTTTTGACTGTGCCTACTATTTTGCGCCCTTCGCAAGAATTGTGGGTGCTGGGCGTGGCCGAAAGTGGGGCGGGGGGGCCGTACACGTTCAAGCTCAAGACCAATGGTGACTTGGAAGCTCCCGCTAGCGTGAACAACCCCTCCCAGCGTATTCGCTTGCTCTTTACCTACCCGTTATAGTGATGGATTGAAGAAACTCCTGCCGAACTACGGGCGCAGCCATGAAAGCCCCACTTAGCTCTGTGGTAGTCGTAATGGTTCCGTGATCTTGTACTCCCCGGTGGGAGACGCACAAATGCTCTGCCGAGATCATGGCGGCCACGTCTTCCGTATCAAGTATGTAGCGTAGTGCTGCGATGATTTGTTTGTTCAGCCGCTCCTGCACTTGGGGTCTGCGGGAGAAAAAATGCACCAATCTATTCAACTTGGACAACCCTATCACCCTATCGCTGGGTATGTACGCCACGTGGGCCACCCCTTTAATGGGAATGAAGTGGTGCTCGCACATGGACTTTACGGGGATATTGACCTCGATCAACATATTCGTGTAATCGAAGTCGTTGGGGTTTACCGTCATCTTTGGGAAGTTGGCGTAATCCAATCCCCAGAACAGCTCCTTGTAAAACATCTTGGCTACCCGCTGGGGCGTATCGCGCAAAGAATCGTCCTTGGTATCTAAGCCCAGCTCCCGCATTATAGCCTCAAAGTGCTTGGCTATATTTTTCTCCGTTTGTTGGGGGCCGGGGTCTATTTTCTCGCGCCTAGTGGTGGGCGTTTCTACGCCTAAATCTACCAAGTACTGCTCTACGGCAAATCCTAATGCTGGGTCTTTTTTATAATCCATGTGTGGGGTCATTTAGGGTCTGCGAATACAATCTTTACCGCTTCGTAGTGAACGTGACCCAACTCCTTTCCCGAGGAATCCAGCAGTGCGAACTCCAAATCGTTGGCCACCTTCATGTCTTCTTCTCGTTCTATACGCCCCGCACTCACCAGCTTCATGTGTGAGAGCACTCTTACCGCTTCCTCCATCGCCTCTTTGGCATTATCTTCACCTAGCTTTTTCCACCCTTTTACTGCATGGACGCTCATGGTTTCTTCTCCGCGAGATACTTCAAAGCCGCCATCTCTTGCCGCTACACTGATTATAGTAGTCTCGTTCTTTAGCACTATGGGCACGTACACATCGCTTAGTGCGATGGTTCCATCTGATAACACGTTGATTTTCATATTGATATTCATTTTCACTCGTTTAAAATTATAGGTTTACCTTCTTTCCCCGCGTAGGGTATAAATTTCTGCGACTTCTTGTACAGCATTTTGTAGGGATGGGTGTCGTCTACCAAGTAAAGCATAATGGGTTCTTTTTTCCCGGGCTTTATTCTGGCTACTCTGCCCATGGCCTGTTCTACATCACCGACGGGGTGAATGAGAATCAGCGTGTCCAACGTGTCTACGTCCATGCCTTCTTTGGCCAGCTTGTCTATGCCCAGCACCACTTCCGCTTTTGCGGTGGCTTCGTCCACTTTGTTTTCTTTTTGCAGCGCTTTCAGCGTTTCGCTGACAATAACCAGCGTTTTTACTCCGTTCTTAGCCAGCGTTTTTTGAAGATTGTAGAGCTGGGCCTTTCTTTTCCCGAGAATGAGAATTTTTCGCCCCCGCTTTAACGCCTGAAGGGTTAGTCGAATGATCTCGCTGTTTCGTGACTTTAGATTGGCCACGTAAGAATCCAGCGTGGAATATTGGGGATTGGTCTGATACGCCTTGGCTCCTTTAATGATTGTGTTCAGTGCCGCTTTACGTTTCGGGGTCAGCATCATTTCCATTACGTAGATGCGCTTCCAGTTGTCTTGAATGAGGTTTATTTCCAGTATGCCGTCGACGATTTGGTAGTAAATGTCGTGGCGTTTGTCTAAGTACTCCAACACGTCTATAATCGCCTCCATCTTTTCTCCCGAAAATTTGCGGAGAGAAATAAGATCGCCCACGTGTATCCCTGTTCGGGTGGGGTGGACAATGACATCGGGGTTAACGCGTGGCATACCTAACTGCGCTTGAAAGTGGTGGGTCAGTATTTTTTCTCCGCCATCTTCCCTGCGAAAAGTGGCTGTAAGCATGGTTCTGTACTTCGCGTGGAACCGCGCTGTGGTTTCTTCGTGCGTATCGGCCCCTAATCTGTGGCCTTCGTCAATAATGATATGGCCGAAGTGGTAGTAAAACGCCTCTTCAAACTTGCGCGACTTGTAGAGTTCGTAGGAGATAATGAGTATGTCTGCTTTTTCCCACTCGATCTTCTTGGTGGGCCTAGCCCGTACGATGGTAACGCCGGAAAGAAAATTACGCGCTCTATTGTCGTATTGATCGGCTAAGAAGTTGGTGGGAACCAGTACAATGGTCTTCCTTTTCCGCAGGGTCAGAAGATACAGACTAAGTACAGTTTTCCCGCTTCCGCAACCCGCCTCTACCACAATATCGTCGTGCTGCTTAATGGATTCCATGTGATTAGCGATAAACTCGCCTTGGTAATCACGCAGTGATTTCGTGAAGGTGGCCTGAATGGGGTCGCCTATAATACGTTCGTCTAACCACTCGTCTACCTTGTACATTCTGTGTCGGTTGCTTATGTAGTTTCTGGGAACGTAGAAGTAATGCTCGTCTTCGCGAAAAAAGAGTTTTCGTTCTCCTGCTTTTCGCCCCCACTTAGAAAACACTGAGGTGGCCAAACCTAAATCCTTCTCGATTGGCTTCATTTTTGGGTATGCTTGTAAGGGCACCTAGTACAGCGTGGGATAAGCGTATCATCAGAGATAGAGTAAGAATGCGAAGCGTTGTCTTCGCGTTAAGTAAGTAAAGTCGTCTTGATTTTCCCGCGCCTCCCGCTCCATCGAATGGAAGTAGTACGCTTTGCGCCAATCTCCCTTGTACAATATAGCGCGAAAAAACAACTCTATGCTGTACCAAACAAAGGAAAATACAACGAGCAGTTCCTTTTGTTGCTCTAGGTGAATGAGCTCGTGGTTAAATAAGGGCATGTTATTTTTCTCCCCCTTACGTACAAATACCCATGGCCAAAGTGCCTTTCCGTACGTGCCCTTGGGCAAAAATCGGGTTTCAATTTTCTTTTTCATTGTGGCCAGTATTGTTCTGCTTTTTTCGCAATTTTAGCCAGATCGGGTTTTTTGAACCAGCTAGGCTTCAGTATTTTATCGTCTATGGTTCTGTGAATTACGTAGTAGTTTGGTTTTTTGGCGCGAGAAAAATAAACCGCTATGTCTTTCTCCCTGTATTCCATTTCCACCTTACCGAAGTCCTTCTCCTGAACCAGCTTGCTCATGTTGGATTCGTAGATTATTTTGATGACCTCTAAAGGGTTTAGCTGTAATGAGGCCATAGCCGTGATCACCATATCTGCGAGTACCATTAGGGGGTATTCACGCTTGAACTCCCCACTCCACTTTTCTTTGGCCGTCCAGAATTTTTCTTTGGCGTAGCTATAGTGGGCATCGAGTGATGCTATGGCTAAATCGGGGGCCATGTCTTTGCAGGATTTCACCCACGTATGGTCGTCTTTCCACTTTTTGTGTACGTGGTCTACCACGCAGTCTAACCCGTTTTCCGCCTCCAACAGCGCGAAAAAAACGACCCAGAGCGTATCACCTATGCCGTCCACCACCTCTACCGAGTTCCGCGTCTTTAGTGCGTCTTTGAACTCTTCTTCGTATTCTTCCTCGATTAAGCGCCAGACCAATTCCGCCCTGTCTTTGGGTATTTCGTTAATGGTGTCGCAGCTTGGCTTCATGCCGAAGTTATCCCGCCAGTCCTTAATTAGCTCTCCGATCTCTTTTACAAGCGCTGCTTTAGTCATCGTAATTGCGTTTTTAGTGTAATATAAAATTAGTTATTTTATGCGCAGTTGGGTAAGATACGCGTGTACTTTAAACACGTCTTCAGGGCTAAGCATTTGCCAGTCTATGTTCTTGATATACTGTATTTTGCGCTGTTTTTCCGCGTCTAAATAGACTTTGTTCTTATTTTCCTGCGTGGGCAAAAGTAAGCGATATGCTGTTTGGTTGTGCTTGGGGGCCATGGTGGATGAGCCGTCTAAGCGACGAAATCTCATGCCGTTGGTTAACCGAATCATTGTATCTGTCACGCGATCAATGGGTTCCAGCGTAAATTTGTAGTAACCGAGCCTGTAATGTTCCAGTACTACCGCCTCCCCTTTTGCTAAATCCCTTAATTTCATTTTTTCTTCCTGATTTTCAGCGATTTAACCCGAAGGTTTGAAAAACCTTTGGCGTTCTTCTTTTTCTTTTGTATTTTCTCTTTCTTTTTGAAAGAGTTAATTTCTTTTGCTTCTTTTCTTTATTAGAGAAAACTTTTTCTTTCTCTTTTTATTTTCTTTTTCTTCTTACAAACTTTTATAGCTAGGAATATAGTATAGGAAAAAAGCATATAGGTGATAGTGCTTGCGCAAATAAGCTACTAACTTTCGGGAGCAAATATAAAACAAAATTAAACAGATGCGGTATTTGGATGTTTGAAATTTTTTTCCTATATTGTTTCCAGATTCAACAAAAACCCAACTATGCCCCGCTTACTCCGAAGAAAGAAACCCACCTATGCCCCGTTGCCTGTCACCTTCCGTGCTAAGCGCTTCGACTATGCTCTGGTGTGCCGCTACGAAGATGTGGCGATCTACCGCCAAAGCCAGAATGGGGTTTGTGTGGGGTATGAGGTTATTTTCGTTAGTCGCCAAGATGCGACCACGATGGAAATGGGGGGAAACAAGATTCAGCTAGAAGCGAAAGAAGTCTACCCTCCGCTTAGCGCTTGGGGCCGTCTGGCCTACACTACCCGCACTGAACGCCATGCCTTCGATATTTTTCACTCGATGCTTGTTGTGGGCAGCGTGGTAGTGGGCGAAGAATCCACGCACCGCAGAAAAAAATACATTGAGGTTACGCCCCGTGTAGCCAAAGCGATTTGGGCCTTTAGCGAAGTTCCCCTCTTTACTGCCACCGATGGTCGCGTTTTCCGCTCTGTGGATTCCGAGCACTTGCTGAAAGAGTGTGATGTGTTTTTGGCCCCTGTGAAGGAGCTTGAGCAAGAGAATTTCAAGATTTTGAATGAAATTCCCTCATCGTGCTTTCCCAGTCAAAAATAATTCGCTACGTTTGCGGTAAGTTTTTCGACATTTTTTGTTTGCCTATCTAAGTGTTAAATTGAGATCGAATAAGCCCCCTTCGTGCTATTAGGGGGCTTATTTGTTTGAACCCTGTGCGACTTTCTGTGTTCTGTGGTATATTTGGACTATGAAAGCAAAGAAACGCGCAAAGAGCAAGAACCCTTGCTGGAAGGGCTATTCCGCAGTGGGCATGAAGAAAAAAGGGGGAAAGACTGTTCCCAATTGTGTGCCGAGTGTGAAATCGCGAAAGACTAAAGCCGCGCTAAAGAAGAAACGCAAATCCTCCTAGCCCATGCCCCCATCACTTAACCAGCGTGCAAAGCGCAAGAGCTACCGCACCAAGTCCGCCAACAAGCAGTCCAAGAAAATTTCCGCGAAAAAGAAGTACGCGAATGGAACCACTTACAAAGACAGTGAGGGGAAGACCCATAAGCGTGTCGCTTTTCCCGGAACTAAACGTGGCGACAATTACTGCGCCCGAAGTAGTGGCCAAAAGAAAACCGCGAAAGTAAAAGCCCGACGCAGTGCGTGGGGATGCCGAGGTAAAAAGTCTGTCAAGTAAGATTCTTCAGACAGCCCTTACCCGACCGCCTATCAATTTTCTTCAGACAGCATGCCTGTCAGGGCATGTCAAATCTTTTTTATGGACAATCAGGAAAAAACAACACGCACCGATGAGGTGCTTTCTTCGCTAGGTGATTCCGCTAAAATGGCGGAAGAGGAACGAAGGGCTGAGGTAGAAAGGTACTACGCTCAGGTAAATGACATGATCTTGCAGCTAAAGGATGCGGTTTCCGACATAGGTGATCTGTATTTCAAGGGAAATAAGGCTGCCGGTGTACGGGCAAGGAACCGCTTGTTTCAGGTAAAAAAGACGTGTGAAAATATCCGAACTGAAATCAAACCCTCGAAGCTGCCGATCGAAAGGCTTAGGGAAAAATACAAGAACTATGGATTTAAAAACGGAAGATAAAATCGACCTACTGCTTTTGGCCGTCTTAGCCCTTTTTGTATTGTGGCCTACCGTAGCTTATATGATTCAGGCTTTTTCGTGCCCTGAGTTACCGCAGACCGAGTTGCTGCTGCTCATCCCTCGCTCTATTTTAGGGGATTGGGTGGATTGCCCTTGATTACTTAATTTTTCCGTACCACCGCCTTAGCGATAAGGGAATAAGCCGCTGGCCGCCCTTATTTTAGCCTATTTTGGCCCTTGTATATATGGTGTGTCACTTTTCCCCTTATTTTAGCACTATCTTCGCGCCCCCGTTAAAAAAGGTGCTGACTTTCTTGGATAGTGTTATTTTTTGACGTATATTATAATCAAATCGAATAATTTAAAGCAATCGAAATGCAAAAGACCAAAATGACGGTGGTGAGCAACCTCATGTTGAATGTTCATCCCGGTGTGGAACTGGAAGTTATCGTTGATGGTGACGTAGTGTACGCCCCCGTAATGTCGCTTCCTAATCTTCAGGAGGGTTCCCGCCCCGCGCTCAAAAAAGTAGAAGAAGCCGCGCCCGAAGCCGCTAAAACTGCGCCTGCTAAGACCGAGGCCGCTCCCGCGACCAAAGAAAAAGCCGCTCCCGCTTCCCAAGAAACGTACAGCGAAGAAGATTTGAAGGCACTCCCTTCTGATGACGTTCGTGAAATAGCCTTGGGCATGGGTATCGACGTAGATGCCGAGTTTGAAAAATCAGGCTCCAAGCGTATGACCAACAAATTCCTGCGCGAATTGGTGTTGGGCGCTCAAAAATCTGCGGCTCCCGCTCCTGCCGCTGGAAAAGCCGCCCCCGTGACCGAAGAAAAAGCCGAGGATTTGAGCGACGATGAGTTGGCCAACCTGCTTAAAGAAAAAGCCGTGGGTACGCTTACCGCTCTTGAGAACGAAGAGATTACGGAAGCTGCCGCGCTGAATGAGCTGGCTGATCTGACCTTTGCCAACTTCGACCTTTCCGATGAGGAAAAAGACGATGTCAAAGCCGACATTAAGGAAAGTGTCATCACCGTGTTTCTCGAAGATGTTGACAAGCCTATTGAGGAAATTGCCGACATTTTTGTCGACGTGGCCTTTGGCGACGAAGACGAAGAACAGGAAGAAGATGGTGGGGGCGTAGACTATGACAGTCTTCCCGCTGTGAAGCCCGAAACCCTCAAGAAGGGCCAAAAAGTGGCCGTATTCTGGAACGACGGTCAAGGCTGGGCAGAAGGCGAAGTGACTGCTGTAAGCCGTCGTGGTGGCCCCACCATTACCTACACCGACGGTGAATCCGACAAGGTAAACAAACTCACCACCAAATTCGTTCTTTTGTAGTCCGATTTTGGTTTCAAGAAGCCCTATCAGCAATGGTAGGGCTTTTTTTACCCAAGTTTATAATCCTTAAAGATAGTATAATATGCCACGCAGAAGGGCTAGAAGTAACCAACCGAAAAGACAACTAAGCCACGAAGACTATAAGGCGACAAGCGCTGCCTTGGTTTCCGTCCGCAACAAGATGAAGGATTTGCGCGAAGAAGAAGCCCGATTGAAGGAACGCATCCTAGACTTCGTAAACCAAATGCCAAAGAACAGCGATGGGAGTTATACGGATGTCTTGAGCTTTGCCAATGGGGTCACTTTTGATGTGACCTACTCTCCGCGAAAAAAGGTGGTGTTTGTGGACAACGCCATGGACTTAATCGAAGAGTGGGGCCTTAGCGAACACGTTATCCGTGACGTTCCGGTTATTGACGAAGACTGGGTAAAGCAAGCCTATCAAAATGGCGAGCTTACTGACGAGCAGTTGGCTGAAATGACGGAAGAAAAAATCACTTATCAACTTTCTATAAAGCAATCAAAAGACTGATCATGCGTGTAAAAATTAAAGGTAAAGTCTACGACTGTGTGGGCGTTGCCGCCTTAGCGAGTATGTGCAACTATTCCCCGAAGACCCTGCGCAAGCTGGAAACTTTAGGAGTACTGCCTACTGCGAACATTAAGATTGAGGCCAACGCCCCGATACCCGGTAAGCAGCGCCTATATACCATGGAGCTGGCCGAAGAGGTGGCCGTTATTTTCCGCGAAGAAAACTTGCGCCCCCCACAAAAAAGAGACCCCAAAGTAATCATAGCGCTCAAGCAAGCATTTCAGAGGGAAGCCGAGCGCTTAAATAATCCCGAATCCCATGCCCAGTAGAGTACGAAAAACCGCAGAGGCAAAAAGTGCCGACCCCGCCAACAGCCGCATGGCCGATGCCCAAGACAAGACCCGCTTAGAAGACGACAAGCCGGTTATCTTTTACGAGAAGAGTGCTACCATTCGTCGCGGGGATGATTATTTCCGCGCCACCGTGGCCGTTACCGCTAAGACAGGTATTACCGAGAGCGACAAAGCCGAGATCACTAAAACCTTTGTCCTGCTCGATGAGATTATTGAACAAGAAATCAGCGATACATTAGGAATTTAACCATGCCTAGACGAAGAAGAACACTACTCACTCCTGAACCTTTGGAGGTATTACCTTCTTTCCTTTCCGCCAGCGACCACCCCTCTGTGTCCTTGGCCCCTATGGATGTTCGGTTGTACTATTTTTTACTCTCCCGCGCTGTAGCCTACGGAACCGAAGTGCGTTCCGAGTTTACTGAGGAAGACTTGGCAGGCTATTTCGAGCTAAGCCTCAACGACCTTCGCGCCCCCATAAACGCCCTAAAAAAACAAGGGTGGGTGCGCGAAGAAGATGGGCACTACGTGCTGGGAGCCCTGCAAGACGAATCCATATTTGTCCCCTTTACCGAAAAGCCGGAAGAAGAATACGCCCGTTACGACCTAAGCACGTTCAATTGGGATGAGTTTATTCCCTTTTGCGAGCAGCTAAGCAACTACTGCGAATCATACGGAGACCGAAAAGAAACCTACATGAGTACCTATGGTCGCCTTATTTCAGAGATACGTAATAAGATCACCGCCACCAAGCCCATGACCCTTGCCCTATCGAGCAGGGTATTCAACGACACCTTCTTTATTTGTTATGGCCGACCCTTTCGCCCTATAACACGTGAAGAAGGATTCGTTTTCACGAACTTGTGGAAGCGGTACAAGAATGTTGCGCTGGTATCGGCTATCATTATGGAGTTCATTATGAATTTCCACAGGTACCGCAAAGACGGAGTACCCAGCCCTAAAGTACTCTCTTTTATGGCCGATGACGTTCACGCCAAAGTCACCCAACTAAATAAGAACAAACAACACCATGAGGAAAAGACACGCCGCACATCCCGGAGCCGAAAAAGCCGAGCGGAGTTTTGATCTTGAAGACTTTTACCGCACTCAAGGCATTCACCCGAAGTGGACAAAGTGCCGCATCACTGATTTTCCCGCCCGCAGCGAAGAGGGAAGAAAATTACGTCGCTACGTAGAGGGTCTGGATGAATACGTAATGGAGGGCATGGGCTTGTACATCAGTGGACTGACAGGCTCTGGTAAAAGCCATGCCGTATTTTCGCTGTACCACCACCTGCTTACTGAAACGAAGTACGACGCAAAGGTGCACTTCTTCGACACCCTGCTCTCTACGATGTTTCTTTCCTTTCAGGATGGACGCGCTCGTTCCACGTTTACCCGTATGTACCGCGACCCTAAAGTCTTATTTATTGAGGACTTTGGAAGCGAGCTGGCCAAGAGCGACCGCACCACTCCCGCTAAGGCAATACAGCAGATTATCAAGTCGCGCTCCATGCTGGGGAAACCGACCGTCATTACGTCTAAGCTCGACCCGGAAGAAATAAAAGACACTTATGGGCCCGACATTTCCTCGTTAATGAGGGAGCATTTTTTCACTATATTGCTCTCCGATGTAGACCACCGAAAATCACGCCACCTATGACTGAGGGTATAAAACTAGCGCTAAGCTGTGTACTCCGCGAGAACCTTACCCCCATGCTTCGTGCAAAGGAAGAATGGTTGGACAAAAATGAACTCACCTATTGGCACTTCATACGCAACTACCACGCTAAGCACGGAAAGGCCCCTAACTCGCACGTAATGACTACCGAGTTTTCCGACGTGGATTTTGATGAGGTTCCTGCCGAGCCCAACTTCTACTTCGACAAACTCCATCGCAGGTTTGTGTACGAGACCTTGGTATTGAATGTGCCTAAAATTTTGCGGAAAGCAAAAACAGACCCCTACGATTCCTACAATCGTTTGCGCGATGTTCTTTCCGCAGAAGGAATAAGCATATCTGATTCCCGCATTGTCAGTCATGCTGAAAACGCCTTCAACCGCTTTGACCTTTACGAAGACCGAAAGGGAAGTGGGGGCGTTCTACACCTTTCCGCGGGCCACCCTGTTTTGGATAATGTGCATGGTGGGTATCAAAAATCCGACCTCATCACGTACGCGGGAAGAGCTGGATTGGGGAAAACCTTTTGGCTTTGCTTTCTTGCCATTTTAGCGCAGGATGCTTTGGGGAAAGAAAATAACGATATTCTCTTTGTGAGTAACGAAATGCCGGTGGAAGAATTGCAAGAGCGTATGGATGCCATTGAGTTCCAATTGCCCTATGCCAGCTTTATGCGAGGAGAGTTAAGCGCTGCCATGGAAAGCTTTTACCAAAAAGCCCTGCTCACGTACAAGAGCCGTATCCGCTTTATTCAAAACGTGCGCACTAATAGTGAGCTGGAAGAGCACCTGCGCTCCTTTGACCCCTCTATGTGCTTTATAGATGGGTCGTACCTAATGAATAAAGACCAAAAGAGCGCTACGTGGGAACGTGTCCAGTACACCACCCAAGGGATTAAAGAGATCATACTGTCTACGGGAACTCCTGTGATCAACACCACCCAACTAAAAAGAGGCTCGGGAAAAGAAGCAAATGCTTACTCCTTAGACGCGCAAGAAGAGTTCGCTTTTGGAGGTTCCTTTATCCAAGATTCTGACCTTGCGCTGACGATGTTCCAAAACGTGAATATGCGATTTAGAGGCCACGTGGGTATGCAGTTCGCGAAAGGAAGACGCGTGAATCCCGACGATCAATTGATCTGGCGTTTCAGCTTAGCCGACATGGATTTTGATGTTATGCTGGAAGAAGGTCACGACATTGACGACAGCGTGGACATTTAGCCGGTGTAACGCTTATTTGTTATTGGATTAAATAAGTAGTATATTATAGTAAAAACGAAAATAACCCACCATGAAAAATACCTATCTTGACAAAAACAGGTTGGTTCTTATTTGTACCAACGACACGAAAGCCGAAAGCAAGTTCTTGACCCCAAGCGCTTTTTCCAAAGCTAAGCTAGTGAGGCCCTACCAAGTCGTTAAGTGGCTATCTAAGGATTTTTGCGTCACCAAGCAGCACAAAGACGGTTTGTTCAATGTCACCCACGTAAGTACTGGCCTAGCTGCGGATGCTGGACACGCTACTGTGGGGGAAGCCGAAAATTGGCTGCGTAAAACCGCTGCTAAACATTTTCCCAAAACACCAGCGCCGGAGAGATTAAGCGCTTTGAGCCACTTAGGGAATAAGAGAATGCTCGATCACTGCGGTTTCACTGTGCGCAATGAGGTCGCCGCTACCCTAAAAACCCTACACTGGCTATGATGAATATTGAAGAGTTGGAGCGTTCGCAGGAAGAATTGCTCCAAAAAATGAAACAGCAAGAGACCGCTTTGCAAGATGCTGGTCAGTCCGATAAATCGGTGGAGAAAAAAGAAATGATCTACACCGCTGCCGCCCTACTGGCCGTGTTCCTGCTGGGGGCCGCCTCCATTTATTGGGGCCTTGGCGCGTACTTCTACCTGCTTATGGGCGCTGTGGCTACCTTTGGCATTCTGCGCCTCTTTAACGTGCTTATCTCACTTGGCAAAGCCCTTAGAGAGCTGACCGCCATCGCGCAAAAAGACTATCGTTCCAGCGCCATACAGCACCGTGAAGTTATCTCGATGATGAAGGAACAAAAAGACCTGACCTATTTACTGGCCGCTTACCTTAAAGCCAAATCCAGCAAGCGATGACTATCGAAGAGGTATTCGATGGATTTAACATGAAGCCTCGCCCGTCGCATCCGGGCGATTACCGTGGCCGTTGTTGGTTCCGCGAGAATCATCAAGATGGTTCCGGGAGAAAGTCCATGTTTATTTCTACCGAACGAAATTCGTACCATTGCTTTTCCTGTGGAGAAAGCGGTAATTTAATTTCCGCGATGACTATTGACTTCGGGGTTTCTGTTTCAGACGCTCTGGACTTGGTGGACGTGCTCCCCAGCGATCACGAAGAGGGGCCGCGAAAAAATAAAGAGCTGAACCTGCTCTTACCCATTAAGCGACCTGATTATTACCTTTCCCGAGGATTCAGTAAGCGCGTGCTGTGGTATTGGGCCGTGGGGCAAGAGATTGACGATCGCGGAAGAGAATTGATTGTAGTACCCTTCTACCTTGACAAGCGCCTTATCGCTGTTCAGTACCTTCACGTGAAGCGCGGAGGTCAGAAAGATATATGGGGAACCGAGTTCGATAAGAGCGCTTATTTCTATGGCCTTGATTTTTGGCGGAAAGAAAGTACCGAGATCACCCTCGTAGAAGGAATTACTGATACGTGGCGTGTGCACCTTTGGGGCCTGTCCGTAGGAGGCCTATTGGGAACCGAGCTGACCGAAAATCATTTGCCCACCTTAAAGAAGCGCCTCCCTAATTTAGAGACGGTCTATTTAGCGCAAGACAATGACCCTGCTGGCTTCCTGTCTAAAGAGAAGTCGTACTACTTACTGCGCCACCATTACCAAGTCCGCTTCCTTATTTACCCACAAAAAGACCCTGACGCTTGCGATGAGGATTCTTTCTTGAGGTCTTACGAAGAAGCTATGGACTATGCCGAGTACCAACTCTATATGGATTCCGTACTGGGAGGAGTTTATGCTGATATTCAAGAGAAAGCCTTTAAGTTGGCGCGAAAAAAAGGTATCTTATGACTTGGATATTAACGTATTTTTGCCTATATTATAGTAAATACCAAAAGTTATGCCTAGATCACGTAGGGGAGTAAGTGCCCCCGAAGAAACACCGCAACACGCTACATCGGCCCGTAGACGTGGAGGTGAGCCCAGTGGCCGACGTGGTTCCGCCCGTTCCCGCATGGAAGAGGAAGAACCTAGCTCCAATCGCTTTGAGCGCTCTGCTGGACGTGCACGTCCTAGCCGTGGCGCAAGTAAGGAAGACGATTCCCACCTAATCGACGATACGCTGGATGGCGAAGTGGTCGAAATGCAGGCTGGATGGAACGTCATTGCCGAACGCAAAGCAAAAAATGATGCGCTGGACGAAGAGCGCAAAAATCGACTTTCCGATTTCTTCTTAATGGAGGATGAGGAAGCTGAAATCCAATTGATCAACGACGAGCCTATTTCCGTCGAAGGTCACATGGTACGCAACCGTTATGGCCGCATGGTTTTTGAACCTTGCCAAAAGCACACGCAAAAGCACTGCTTAATGTGCCAAGACGGTATCAAGACCCAGTGGCGTGCTGCTGTGAAGATTTTGGATTTCCGTGGTGAGTACGACAAGGATAAAAAAGCCTTCAAATGGGATAAGCCTGTGGAGAAGCTTTGGCTCCTTAATATGACATTAGCCGCCCAGCTTAGCGGTTTCTTGTCTAAGAAAAGCCACAAAAAGCCTAGCGAGATCAGTATTTTGATTTCCCGAAGTGGTTCCGGTAAAGCTACCTCGTACAACATCCAGCCCCTTTTAGGGGATGATGACCGTCCTGTACCGCCTACTTTGGGGTACAAAGAGACGAAGGCTACTTTGCGACAAGCTTTACAGCCCAAGTCCGATGACGCGCTGGAAGCTATGGGATTCTCCGCAGGAGACTACTAAAAAGCTGCCAACCAAACCCTGAAGGCCCTGCATACGTGTGGGGCCTTTTTAGTACTATTTAACCCACTCCCACCATGCTGTATCGAAATATTTACCAAGCCGAGGAATTGGAAGAATACCTCGAATCTTTATCCCCCGACGAGATACTGTGGGTAGATACGGAGACGAACTCGCTCCGCATTTACGAAGCCAAAATATGGATAATCTCTTTGCACCAGCGGGGAAAAACGCCCGTGGCCGTATTTTTAGAAAGCCCTTATTTTGAGGGTATACCCGTAGATGTAGCGCAATCCTTACTAAACCCGGTACTGGAAACCTACCCCATTGGGGGCCACAATTTCAAGTACGATTGGTGCGTCTTACAAATGAACGGTTTTACGACCCGCATCAATCTTGTAGCTGACACGATTCTGATGGTGCACTTATGGGATACGGAGCAACCCAAGAATTTAGAGATCACCATTGAGCGCGAGCTAGGGATTAAGAAAAAGACTTTTGAGCAGATCGTAGGCTTTAAGTGGAACACCATTCTCAAGCGCATGGACAAGCTGATCGAGGAGAAGAAAGTGACCCGAGAAAACTCAGGAGAGTACGCCGCTGCCGACGTGTACTACTTGCCCGACCTTTACGACGTACTCCGCAAACGCCTATCCGGGGATAAAAAACTCTGGAACCTGTACCAGCGTGTAGAGCTCCCCCTAGTGGAAGTTTTGGTAGCTATGCAAACACGGGGTATTTTGATTGACCGAGACGTGCTTAAAAATCGCGAAAAAATAGTAGAGCAACACCTTAAAGAGCTGGAAGCCGCTATTTACGAAGAAGCGGGTTACGTGTTCAATATCAACTCCCCAAAGCAAAAAGGAGAGATACTGTTTGGGAAGATGGGCCTCCCCACTATGGGAACCACCCCTTCCGGTACTTTCCGCACCGACGAATCCGTCCTCAAAGCGCTCAAAAAAGAGGGCCACGCTATTGCCGAACTGTTGTTGGATTACTCTGAACACGCCAAAATTTTGGGCACGTACCTACGGGGAATGCAACTGCTGATAGATGAAGATGGGCGCATCCGTGGCTCCCTAAACCAGACAGGTGCTCGAACCCTTCGTTTCAGTTCTTCCGACCCAAACCTGCAAAACATAGCCTCTGATGACAAGTATGGCATCCGCGACGCGTTTGTAACCGCTCCGGGAAGGTACCTAATTATGACCGACTACTCCGCGCAAGAATACGCTATCGCTGCCCACGCTTCCGGGGATGAAAATATGCTTAAAATCTTTGAAGAAAAGGGAGACATACACCAGTGGGTGGCCGATATGTGTGGCATAAAAAGAAAGGATGCCAAAGCAATCGGCTTTGGTATATTTTACGGCCTTAGCCTTGAAAACCTTGCAGGCCTCCTTAAAGTGGATGAGGAAGTAGCCTTGGACTACATGGAACGCTACTATGCCGCTTTCCCCCGCTTACGCCCTTGGAAGGAGGCCGTGGAGCAGTACGCCATTAAGCATAAAATGATTCGCACCCCCGTGGGTTCGGTTAGACGATTTCCCAATATTCACCTGTTCCATTACCGCTCCGGTGATCTGCGCAAAGCCGTGAATACCTGCATTCAAGGTTCTGCCGCTGTTCAAGTCAAGCGAGCGATGGTGCTTATTCACCAAGCTTTGCGGAAAGAAAATTTGGATGCCCACCTTGTCCTGTCTGTCCACGATGAGTTAGGAGTAGACGTGGCCGCGCACCACGCTTTACGCGCTGCCGACATTATTAGGGATTGCATGGAGAACGCTATTCCTTTCCGCGCTAAATTTTGGGCCGAACCCAATATCGTTAAAAGCTATGGTCAGGGAAAAGATGACAAATACAACCAGCGCCACGCATTGGAAGGCCCCAACCCTTATGTACTATTCAAAATAACCACACAACGCTATGCCTAGAGCTAAGAAACCCGCAGCGGAGCAACCCGCAGAAACACGAAAAAACAAAGTAGACCAGATCATCAAAGACCTTAATAAGCGGCTAAACTCTAACCGAGTTCGTTATGGTAACGAGGCTCCTTCTGTATTCTTTGTGCCTTATGATCTACCCATGTTGGATTTTCTTTCCGGTGGGGGCATTCCCGCAGGAAGAATAATTGAGCACTATGGCCCCTATTCGTCTACCAAGTCCTATGCCTCCCTTAAAGCTATTGCTGCTTTCCAGAGGGTAGAGTGGGATGTGACGCACTTTCGCCATAAATTGATAGACCAGCCCACCAGCGAGCTAAAGACCGCCCTCATTGATATTGAGGGAACCTACACTCCTGAGTGGGGCACTCATATTGGTATCGACAACCGTTCCCTTATTTATGCCGACCCTGATAGTATTGAGGACGCTGTGGATATTGCCGATGCGTTATTGCGCGATGAAGGGGTTTCGTTGGTCGTATTTGATTCCCTTTCCGCCATTGGCGATAAAACAGAGGTGGAGAACTCCATGGGCAAAGATCAAATGAGCGCTACCGCCCGATTCTGGAATAAAGCGGTGCGCAAGCTGCAATCGGCCATGGCCTCTAACCCCAACGGTGTAGCCACTTTGTTAGTGATCAACTCAGGATATGAAAAGCTGGGTATGGTCTTTGGCGACCCGGAAGAGGTAAAGAATGGCCAACAGCTTAAATTGGCCAAGTCCCTATCTACGAAGTTCAACGCCCTAAAACTGGAAAAGGGAGAAGACAGCGCAGGAGGCTCCAAAGAAGTGATTGGCTACAATATTTCTCTGTACAACAAGAAGAATAAAGTGGGGCGCAGAGGATTAAACGGAACCTACTATTACAGTCACATCGACGATGGACTGACGAAAGCCAACTCCGTTGACGTGTTCTCTCAGGTTATTGAGCTGGCCTTACGATTTGGCCTGATCGAAAAAAGAGGAACCTTCTACAACTATGAGGGCCAATCGTACCAAGGCATGAAGAACCTCAACCTCGCCTTTATCGAAGAGCCTGAGCTGCTCGAAGCGCTTAAAAAAGACGTGTACGCAGGTATCCGTAATTTTCATTCCCTAAATCCTGAGTAATGCCAAGGCCCAAATGGTTGGACAATGCGCCCAGTACGCGCTCTAGGTCTAAGAAGCAAGAAGTTCGTGTCGCTAAAACGCATGGGGGGCTCCCGACAATAAATTCAGGGGCCACCTTTTCGCAGAACGATGTAGAAACCCCGGAGTTTAGCTTTGAGTGCAAGACCACGCAGAAAAAGAGCTACGTGTTTAAGTTGGAAGAGTTCCGAAAAGCGCAAGAACGAACGCCGGTGCATAAAATACCGGTGTTCCAAGTGGACTTTGAGCGTGAGCAAAAATCTTTCGTCACTTTGCGGGAAGAAGATTTCCTAGCTTTGTTGGAGGAATTAAACCAACTGCGATGAACAAACAGGAAATCACTTACTCGTACCACAAAAAGACCGCCTTTAATGGTACACAATCTATTGTGAAGCTGACCCACCTACCTTCGGGAGAAGTGCGCAAAAAAACAATACAGAAAAACCTATCCCTCCCGTTAGCCGAAGAGGAACTGAGCCGCTTAATCGCACGAACCCCACTAAAAAACCGCTACGAAAAGGACTAAAATAGTGCTTTGATTTTATTATTTTATTTCGTATATTATATATGAATCGCAATAAATCAAATCACTATGTCGCACACCTTAATAGGAGGGAGCCCGTACTTGTACTTGGTTAAAACTAAGAATAGGTTTTCATCCCCTTTTCCGCAAATAGCCTCTACCCCCTCCGTAATAACAAAAGACCCCTTTTCTTATAGTTGGGATAACCCGGAGATTCTGCTGCCCTCTGCCGCCATCACCTTAAACCTGCCGGTAGACATCATCAGTAAAATCCCAGAGAATGCTATTATAGCTGTCAAAGGCCACCTAGCCCCTTCGTTTATTTTAGGGTCTCCCCATATAATAAAGAGAACGAGCATAGCCGTTCTCGCCACAGACTCCCTACCGGTATTGCTGGCTGAGGGTACTAGCCTCGAAGAGGCCAACGCCTTTTACGAGACTAAAAACCAACCAGCAGGACACTATATTTTTTCTCGCTTTGTTACGTCCGAAGATGGCTTTACCGGGTCAAAAGACTACTACAAGCACGCAAAAAATATAGCGGATTACCTTGACAGTGAGGGTAAAGATGGCCAGCCACGGTACGCAGCGCCGCTTGCTAGTTACATATACAACAATCCGGCAGTAACCAATACCGCCAACAGTTTTATCAAATCCCTCAAAAAGCGAGGCCGACAAGAAAAGTTTGAAGCTTTACGCGCTCAGGGCTTCCTCTTTAACGAAGAGCAATTTTGGTTGGCTTCGCGCAACGTCGCACGAAAGATACCCACCTTATTTACTGGCCCTTCAGGTGTGGGCAAAACGACCATAGCCGCTAAAGTGGCCGAGGTTATGGGACTTAATTTCAGCACAATCAATATGGCCGCTGCCATTGACCCGGTATCCTACCTGTTGGGAGTTCACCGAATTAAGGATGGCAGTAGCTATTTTCAGATGGCCCCTTTTTCCCGCAAATCTTCGGAAGAAAACAACCTTATCCTGCTGGATGAGATCAACCGTTGTCCGCCACAGGGTTCCAACATCCTTTTCCCCGCATTGGATTTTCAACGTACCATCAACTTAGATATGATGGACGACGAATCTTTGCGGTCTATCCCGCTGGGCCGTAACACTACCTACATGGCCACCGCCAATATTGGACATAAGTTCACCGGTACGCACAATATAGATGGGGCTTTGGATGATCGCTTTATCCGCATCGAAATGGACTTCCCTACGGAGGAAGAAGAAATAACCATGCTTAAAAAGCGCCACAAGCTTTCCGCCTATGTCGCTAAGGAAGTAGTTGGACTGGTGCGCCAAGTTAGGAACACCTGTTTGGCGCAAGAAACCGATTTCGTTCCTTCTGTTCGAGCTATTGACCAAGTAGGTTATTTGGTGAGCGATGGGTACAGCCCCCACAAAGCTATGCATCTTTATGTACTCCCTAGACTAGACGAGGAAACCGCAGAAATAATCAAAGCCGTTTTTTAAGTCATGTTATATCCTATGTTGTCTATCGAGGAAAGCATTGATCTTTTCGAGACCGAAGAAATCGGTTTGTACGAATCCGCCAACTTTACCCACGACCACCCCAATTACCGGGGCCGCATTTATAAGGAATCTTCGTCCGTCCCCAAAAACCCACGCGTTTTTGAGAGTGTAGTCGCCAAGCGTACGGAGTTTTTATTGAAGTCCCAATTGAAGTCGCGCACTACTCAGCCTATTAAGGTTCTTTGTGTAGATGGTGGAGGGTCTTATACTGATGGCAGCACCGTCGTACTAGATTCCACGTACTTACGCGCAGAAGGGTTTAGTAAGCCCTTCGCCGCTGACTGCTATTTGGGAGTAGGTGTCCATGAATTAGCGCACGTCCTTTACACCGACTTCACGCGATACATCGAAGTTGCTCAGGATATTGGAGATACTGCGCACATAAAATTGTTCAAGACCGTTGTCAACATCATAGAGGATATCCGTATCGAAAAGTTGATACACGCAAATTACCCTACCTTAGCAATACCACTGTCTGCGCTGAGTAATTACCATCTTGCAGAAGCTGAGGATTTATTTGCCGAGAGTGCCCACGAAAAAATAAAGGGGGTTTCCTCTGACTTGAGCGCTTTGTTTTACCTATGCCGTCAGGACAAGTTGCCCCGCACGTCTTTATGGGTAGCTAAGGAAGAGTTCCTTCGTTTGTGCGTAGAAGAGCTTACCCCCTTTCCTACGACCTTTGAGGAAGTCCTGACAGCAGGTAGCGTTATAGCGTCCGCTATCTATGAAGAAAATAAGGAAAGCATAGAAGCGCATTCGTCGCTCTTCGATGAACTCATCAGCGCCTTAGTCAACGTATTAGGAGATGAGTTTTCTCCGTCCACTAAGCGTTCCGCGAAAAATACTTATCGACCCGGTGAAAGTGGCCAAAATGCCAGCACCTTAAATAACGCTACCTTTGTAGAAGCCTCTCCCGACCGTGAGGATTATGTGTCCGCCTTAACCGCTGTAAAGCCTTATATCTCGCGAATACGTAAAAGGTTTGATTTCTACGACTACCATTACGTGGCCAACAGCCACAGCAATCCGCGGGGAGATTTAGACGAGGGAAAATTCCCTGACGCACTTACTGGGGCCCGAAATATCTACATCAAGAAAGAGCGTGTAGTCTCTAAGGAATTCAACGTGGTGCTTTTAGTTGACCTTTCAGGCTCTATGCAAGGGGAAGAGATTGCCCAAGCGCGTCGCACCGCTGTATTGCTTTACGAGGCGCTTAAACATAACAACAGCTTGAAGCTTTTTATTTACGGGCATACCGCTGACCATCGCTTGAATGATGGCAGCGTTGCCCCCACCGCGATATACGTATTTAAAGAGCCGGGGAAAAAATTCAACCCCCACGTATTGGGAGGTATTCAAGCCCTCGCCAATAACCGAGATGGCGTAGCTATTGAATCTACGGTAGCAAGAGTGAAAAGCATCAGCAACTTGAACACCTTACTGATTACGATAAGCGACGGTTCCCCCGCTGCTGTTAATTATGCAAACGGACTTGCCCATACAAAGTCCGTAGTGGATGCACTACCTTCGCAGAAGGTTTTTCCTTTCCAGATACAGATTGGTGATTATGGCGACCCCGGGGCTATGTTTGATAAATACCTAGTCTTGTCCGATTTCAGTGACTTGCCCAAGCAGCTAGTCCGGGTACTAAAGAAGATGACTGACAAAATAATTTACGCGAAATGAGTTTCAAAGACCTAGTACGAAAGGCAAAAATAAAGACCTCTAAAACTCCGTCCGCGGTGGTGGCCATAGAAGAATCCCTCTTAGAGGGGTATGGAGCTATCTCGTTTGATTTATTGCGAGAAAAGACCGAGGTGTTTCTCCGGGCGCTTGAGAAGTCGAGCGATGGAGACCACGACCGGACGGAGTTTTTTATGAGCTTGGCCGACCTATTTTTCTCCGCCACCCTTACCTACGATGGGAGCGGGAAAGAATTTTTGCACCCTTCTTCCTTTATGGATGATTGCCAGCGAAAGCTGCACTACGATCTTACCGGTACTGAGTACTCAAATGCGACCGAGCCGATCACCACGCAATTGCAGCGCATCTTTGACTTCGGTACAATCATTCACGTCTACATTCAGTACCACCTGTACCGTAAGGGAGTTTTGGCCGCAGCCGAAGCCGCAGCCGTACGCCCCGAACGAAGAATACGCGGTAAAGCTGATGGGCTGCTGTCTTTCAGTTTTTACCGAGGCGGAAAAAAGATACTGCTGGAAATAAAGACCGCCAATTCCTTTAGCTTTAGTAAGGCCAAAAGAGAGCCCCTACTGAAGCATAAAAGGCAAACCACCGTGTACGCCAATGCGCTGGGTATTGACCAAGTGCTTTTTGTGTACATCAATAAGGATACGTCTGAAATGGCCGAGCACCTTATGGACGTAGACCCTGCCATAACTGCGGAGACCGAGTTGGTGATGCGCGAAGTAGTAGAATCCGTGGAAACTGGAACCGCCCCTTCGCGATCTTGCCGCGATGCGTACACGAATAACGCCTTAAACTGCCCTTACCGCGATCACTGTTTCAATCTAACACCCCAACCCCATGCCGAGAAGAAAGAAAGCCGTAGAAGAGCCCGTAACGCCCGAAAGCCCGTTTCCGACGACCGACAAAGTTCTGAGCCGATACGAAAATCTAGGGTTCGTCGTCGTAAATAAGCCGGAGAGTGAGATGCCTACCATGCCGCACGAAATGAGTAATCTAAACTCTAATGATTTAGGCAACTATATGTCCCGTTACGCTGCGTGGAGGGAGTTTACTGAGGATGTACTGACGCAAGCCGATATGGAATATATAGAAGCTAAGGAGCGCTACGACTACGAATACAAAAAGCTCTGGCTTACCCTGCCGAGAGAAAAAACGGTAAAAGATTCCGAACGTCGTTTGGACATTCACGAAGATATTGTAAGTTTGCGGGAATCGTTGACTGAGGCCGAAATGTTTAAGAACATGGTAGGCACGAAGTACGAGAGTATCAATAATGCTATCACTGTACTTTCCCGAGAAATCACTAGACGACAAGGGAAAGTTTACGAATCCTAAACATCAATCTATGCGACGTGTCCGACGTGTCCGACCCCAGAGCCCTTCTAAGCCCCCTAAAAGCCTTTCTAAGCCCCCTAAAAGCCCTTCTAAGCCCACTAAGAGCCGCGCAAAGAAAACCACGCACAAATCCACGTGGAAAGCCTTTGAGCGCGTAGTGGCTAAAGATTTTGGGAGCCGCAGAACTCCGCTTAGTGGGGGCAATTCAGGAATAACAAGATCAGACACCGTACACGATAAGCTTTTTGTAGAGGCTAAATTGCGCCAAAGTTTTGCACTGCATGGCCTGTTTGTAGAAACCGAAAAGCTGGCGAAGCTAGAGGGCAAAAAGCCCATGGTCGCGATTAAAGAGAAAAGCAAGAAGGGCTATCTTATTTTAATCCGCCCCGAAGATTTGGAGGAAATAGCGTCTTACTACCAATCCGCACCATGATTTACAGAGACTACAACGTACGTTCACAAACGAATGTAAAGAGCTTATCCGATAGTATTTACCAGTTTTACCTTGGTAAAGATCGCGGAGAAGAAAACTTATCCCTAAAAGCTGTGGGAGCCGCTGCCGTAAATAAATCTTTGAAGTCTGTGATTATCGCCAACAAGAGCTTGGCAGGAGTTGGGAAAACGCTCTACGTAAAACCTGCTTTTGAGAACATAGACCCCAACAGCAATTTTACGGGAGTGGCTTTGAACTTGACTATTAAGGATATTTGATTACATTTGTACCTCATAATTGTTTAACCCAAATCGAAAGCTATGGAACGCCGTAGACCCACAACCAGCCGCGCCCGTGTTGGAAGCACTCCCCAAGGACGTGCCACCACTGTTACCCGTGGCCGGGCCAACCGTAACGTAGGTAGTTCTCCCAACACCCGCGCTGCTAAGTAATCTTCGCCCTTTTTAGGGTAAGAAACTTGAACATTTACGAAACAGGAAACCCCGCAAGCGTAAGACATCGGGGTTTTTCTTTCTCACTAATCCTATTCCAATGCTACGAGCGCTAGTAATTCATTCCGGTGGCCAAGATTCCACCACGTGCCTATTATGGGCCCAAAAAAACTTCGACGAAGTTTACGCCATTCACTTTCAGTACGGTCAACGTCACGCTATTGAAACGTACTATGCCCAACTATCTACCGAGATTTTAGGCATACAGCTTAAAATAGTGAACCTCCCTTTTTACAGCGAGATCGCCAACAGCGCTTTACTCCAAGAGGGTAATGTCTCTGAAAAACTCCCCAGCGGTCTTCCCAGCTCCTTCGTCCCCAACCGAAATCAACTCTTTATCACGATAGCCCACGCCTTCGCGCAAAAAATGGGCATTAGCCACCTTGTTACCGGGGTTTGTCAGACTGACTATTCAGGCTATCCGGATTGCCGAAAAGAGTTTATTGATGCAATTTCTCGTGCCACCAATTTAGGTAGTGGGGCGAGCATTCACATACACACCCCGCTCATGTATTTGGACAAAGCCAAAACTTTTGAGCTGGCCGATAGCTTAGGTGGATTGCAGTTTATCATAGAAAATACAATGACTTGTTATGAAGGAGAAGAATCTGCCCACGACTTTGGGCGTGGATGCGGTGTTTGCCCAGCTTGCACCCTCCGTAAGAGAGGCTATCATCAGTTCCTCGAAAAAAGAGCCCAAGCTCTCCAAAATAGCGGGGAATAAACGCCCCTACGCTTACTGCCTAGATACTGAAACCACCTTCCACTCGCGGGAAGAATTATTGCTCTTTCTGTGGCAACGTACCGAGCATTTCCTCGATGAGGGGGGCGAAGTCAATAAGGGCGTGGGCATTTTCTATTTGCAGAAAGTGCACTACTCCGGGAAAGTAAGTTACAAATACGAGCGCACGAACTTCCTACATACTTGCCCTATTACGGGAAACGTCGATGTATCGCAATTGGTAGTACATATCAAGAATGTAGACCAATACGTAGAGTTGGGCCAGCTAGGACTATCGCTAGCCCTCGTGCAACAAATCGCCATGATGACAGAGGACTTGGCCCCGTTCCTTAAATACTATTTTCAGCACGTATTTGACAACGAGGAGGTCTTTGTTCATTTAGATACCGTGCCTTTAAAAGGCGAAATAAAAACGTACATCGTCACGTGATGAAAACACAACTTATCAGCGCCCTAGGCGCACTGCTTCCTAAATACAGCCTAGATGCGCTGGCCCAACGTACGTACACGCTCCCCTTCTACACCAAGGAGCATTACAGCACGTACCCCACAACCGACCGAAAGACGCTCTTTGGAGATAAGCCCCTCGATGAGGTTGCCGTGCTGGAACGATTGATCGAGCAGACGACAAAGGATGATTTTGTAGTGGCCGAGCTTTTTAGCGGTCATGGAAGAAAGACGTTGGCCGTTTCCGAAGAAGTCGATACAAAGGGCCAGTCTGTGCATTACTTGCTGTTGGACAAATCTTTTTCTAAGATCGACCTAGCCCATTTTGCGGATAAAGAAAAAGTGTCTGCCATCACCTGTGACCTTTTGAAAGTCAATCCCACCCTTTCCGGTAAAGTAGACTTTGCCTTCGTCTGCTTGCACACCCCCACTTTAACCAACTTGAGCACGGAGGAAATGCACCAGTTTTTTATCTCCACCTACGACCTTCTGGCTCCGGGGGGAACCCTGTTGCTGGGGGCCTCCATCGTGAGTGCCTACGACGAAGGGGGATTGGCCGAACCCAGCCGCTATACCATTATGGGCGAAGATGGCCAACCCGTAGAAGTAATCTCTATTCAGGGAACTACCGTGATCAATCACCAGTATGAGGCTATCGAAGAAATATGTGCCTTGGTGCGCAATGGTGAGCTGCTGAATATCTACCATTTTCGTGGTGAGGGAAACTACGTGTATAGCCCTCAGACCGTGAACTACCTAGCAAAAATTTCTGGCCTATGGCCGGTTGCCGCCCCCGTAAACCCTAATGGGTACGAATACGCGAAAGTCCTAAGATTTAAAAAGTAAGCTATGCGCAGCGACTACCTGTTCCTTTCCGTCATCCCAGACGCTTTCCCCGCCTCCGTGGCCTCGAACCTGTACCAAGAGATGCAAGAGGCTTCGCTAGAGTTTCCCAGTGTTTACGAGGGTCACACCCAACAAAACGTGGGCATCCGCATCAGTAACGAAGCCGTAGAGGTCTTGGATGACTTTTACGAAAGCAGTTACTGTCCTTTCTTATTTCGCGCAAAAGAAAGGTTCCTTGACTCCCTCATGGCCCCGATCAAAAAAGCTATTGCTGAAATAGCACAAGACGAGGACATCGTGAACCACAGCATTCAGTTTACCAATTATCCGGTGTTTCACCGATTGCACTACTCTATTCCCGAAAGTAAGCCTCACCAAGACTTGGCTATTTATGAGGAATACTGGAAGAAAAAGAACGAAGATCGCCCCTGCCTGTTTACCGCTGTGTACTACGTACGAGCTCCGCACCGAGGGGGCGATTTAGAATTTCCTGATTATGACGTGGCCGTACCTGCACTGCCCGGTACGCTGGCCGTATTTAATTCTGCCGAGTTCCACGACATATCCCCTTTCGAGGGAGAGCGTGTCAGTTTTGTTGCGCAGTTTATGCTCCACGAAGAGGGCTACCTAGAACACTTAATTTAAAGCGATGAAGTTTGATATTTTTTTCTTGAAAGAGCAATTAGAATCCCTCGCCCAGTTGTTGGGCCTAACTCAGGGGGATTGGGTAATGGACAGCTTGCAGAACCCTAAATGGGAATCGCTGTACGCAGGGAATAATTACTTGCTCAATCCCAGCTACCGATATAGCGCTTTGGAAGAGCCCGCAGAAGTTGGCCTTATCCGTCGCTTTTCGGCCCCTGAAAAGCGCCCCTTGCGCATTATGGAGCTGATGTCTGGCGAAGCTTGGCAGCTTTCCCGCCTGCTCTGCGAGTGGCCTGATGCCTTAGCCTACGCGCTAGACAACTCCGCGCACTTTAAGCAGATTCGAGGAATAAATTACATCCCCGATGATATTACTGACCCCAAAGAATTGTGGCCTAGCTGCGACGTTTACTTTGTCAGTTTGGAGGTTCCTAGCTTTCACAACTTGGGATTGAGTGCGTTTAAGAAGGCACTAAAGAACGTGTACGACCGTATGCCTCTTGGCAGCATCTTAATTTTTAACCACGTTTTTTCGCGCGTTACTGACTTGACAGTAGGGCGCAGGCTGTTTCTTTCCGAAGAAGCGTTGGCAGACCGAGACTGGGAAGAGGGTCTGGGCGTTAAGCTGTTTTCCCCCGGCAATAAGCCTCACGAAGAGCTGGTGGCCGATCTCATACTGGGCGTAGATAAATCGGGTAATCCCGACGTACGATTTTTGGGCCCCCACGCCAACACCATCCATTCCCTAGACACCATCTCCGACCTAGAGCCCGTGGTTATTCCTAATGTAAGGGGCATCCATGGCCACACCTTCGTAATCACCAAGAAGTAGTGACCCCCTTTCGAGCCACGGAAATAGCGCAGAAAAAAGAGTTTGATACGATCAACGATTTTGAGTACAATAGGTCTGTCCTTTTTATGACCATTAACTCGAAGTCGCGCTATGAACAAGCTTGTTATGTAGGCTTTAAAAGCTACTTGATGTCCTACGAGTACATACGCAAGTCGCTAAAGTGGGCGCAGGAAACAATGCTCAATGAGATACAAGAGCGTGGGGCCTTGTTTATGACCGATTCCGGGGCCTTCTCTTTCCTCTCTAAGCTGGATGGTAGCACTTCGCGCAAAAGAGAATTTTGGGAGCCTTATATAGAGGAATACGTACAGTTCCTTTACGACAACGCCTCTAAGATTTATTGTGCAGCCAACATGGACTTGGATAACGTAGTGGGCCAAGCGGTTGTGGATGAGTGGAATGAGAAGTACTTCAAGCCGCTGGAAAAATACCTCCAAATCGTGTACGTGGTACACCCTTCGGGATATGACCAGATGGCCTATATGCGCCTAAAGGATTACGCCTCCCGTCACAGCTACGTGGGCATTAGTTCGGGCCTCAACATGAAAACCCTCTACCCGAAAGTGGCCCAGATTGTCAAGACCTACAACGTCCGTTGTCATGGCTTCGGCTATACTGACTACGACCACCTGATGTCACGCCCCATGTTCTCGGTGGATTCGTCTTCGTGGACGATGGGCTCGCGTTATGGAGAAACGCATATTGACGACGGGAAAAATTTCCGCCCTTTTAACCGCAACTACCATCACCTTAGAAAGGGAATGAAGTCGAAGATCGAGAAGATGGGTCTGGACTACGAAGCTGTGAAGGGCCGAAGAAATAAAGACTGGGATGTCAACGTCCTTAATCTTCATGCTTGGCTCCGCTTCGCCCTAAACTTCTACAAGATAAGTAACCTCAAGCTCCGCAACGGGGCTGTGTGGGATTACTGGGTACGAAACGAATCCCCGGTGGAGTACCCCGACTTCTACGTTCCCGCGAAAAAAAGGGCGAAAGTCACACTTTAGGATATATTGCTTACTTTTATAGCCTAAATTTTTTTCGTATATTTTACCGCTGAATATGATTACCGCAGAACGCTACCACGACTTTGACGCAGGACACCGAGTGGTGAACCACGAGAGCAAGTGCCGCCATTTGCATGGCCACACCTACCGCGCCCACTTCGCTATTTCTTCAGATAGCTTAGACGGTATTGGCCGTGTCATTGATTTCAGCGTCATTAAGAGCAAGCTTGCTATGTGGCTAGAGGATAATTGGGATCACCGAATGATTATTTGGGCGGAAGACCCGATGCTTCCTTCGCTGCTTGAGGTCAGCCCGGAAAGCATCCAAATAGTCCCGTTTAACCCTACGGCAGAAAACATGGCCAAGCACCTTGTAGAGGTGGTGGGGCCTAAACAACTTTCCGGTACTGGGGCCACCTTAGTGGAAGTGAGGCTCGAAGAGACGCGCAAGTGCTCTGCTAGGTATTCACTAAAACACTAAGACCGTGAGTAACGAGAAACCCCTTTCCAACGCGGAAAAAGAAGAGATTTACCGTAAAGCCCTCTCCATCCAAGACACGGATGATATTGACCTTATCCGATCTGTTTCTTGCGCTTTTTTTCGGGAGGGTGGATGCAAAAAAGTGTACAGCTCCCAGTGTAAGGGCTGCCTAGACGAATCCTCTGTCCTCATTTGCAGGAGCGAATACCTCTTACATATCTTCGACAGACCGGCACACAAATGGACACCCGAATTTGATAAGCCCACCAAGAGCGCGAAAAAAGTTAAGATCGAAGAGTTAGGTAGTTCTGTGGGCGTTCAATGCAGTAGCTGTTACATGGCCGACCGCTGCCCTCTTTTCTCCGCTGGTTCCGAGTGCAGTATAGATTGGGGTCAGGGGGTAAATGTCAGCGATCTAGGGAATAAGGATATAGTCAATCACTTGATGCAGATTCAGTACGAACGCGTTACCCGCATGTCTACCTTCGAGAGGGTGGATGGGGGCATGGCCGACATGAACCTTTCTTCGGAGATGGATAGACTTTCCCGCCTTGCTGCCGACCGGTATGACCTCGAAGCTACCCGCATTAAAGCCTCTTTTGAGGCCCGTGGCGTGGGTGCTAGCTCCGAGGGGGGTGGTGGGGGCGTACTGGCCAAGCTGTTTGGTGGGGGCGCGAACCGAGAAATCGAGCACAAAGAACAGAAGGGATTACCCGACGCGCACCGCCCTACCCAGCTCCCCGAGACTACGGAAGAAATTGAGTACATAGAAGCGAAAGACACTACGGAAAATGCGAAGAAGAAAAAACGAACTCGAAAGACGTAACACTTTTGCGGGTAAAACAATTACCGAGAGCTTTCAACTATTGCTGTATGTCTTGGAACACCTTAGCGACGATAGAAACTACACGTACACCCGACCCGCCGGTCATGTGCTGAACTATTGCTTGAGGTACTTTCCGGGGAAAATAAAAGACCTATGTGTAGCCTTTGTCAACTCCGAGAAGGTATCTGATACCTTTTCCTACCGTTCCCTAGAATACTTTGAGGATGTCCTTATGGCCCTTCCTAATGACCGCCTTAGTAAGGCCCTTGTAGAAGACTGCCTTACGCTTTTGCCTTTCGGTTCCTTGCACGAAGCCAATATTTCTAGGGTAGTTCCTCTGATGTACATCGAACAGTTTGCGTGCAACCCTAAAGCCCTTGACGATTACCCCAACTTTGTCGACCAAACTATGGGCCTATCTACGCTTCTACGCCACTACAAAAGCGCCCTAAGCCGCGAAAAAATATCCCTAACCGAATCCGCCCTACTGGCCGCCAAAGAGCACAGCAAACGACGTGTGCCGCTTAGCTATATGGCCTTAATCCCCGACTGACCGCAGGACTTAATTCTTCAGACAGCATTATGCGCAACGATACTATCAAAATTAACACGATCTACACCACTTTTGACGGTGAGCAAAACCCGTACGGTATAGGGTACCCCACCATCTTCGTCCGTTTTCAGGGCTGCCATATACGGTGCTACGTAAAGACCCTAGGGGTTCTGTGCGACACTCCCGAAGCCCTCGAACTCGATTCTCCGAACGCGAAGGATTATACGGTAGAAGAACTCGTACACCATGTCCAAAGGATGGGCAGCTCTTCCGGGATAGATAAGGTCACTATAACAGGAGGAGACCCTCTTTTCCGCCATAAGGAAGAGAAGCTGCACAAACTTTTCCGCGCTTTACGCCATGCAGGATTTTCAAAGATTACTGTGGAAACCAGCGGTACGGTAAAGTGGGCCCCTTATCTTATTCACGACCATGTGAGCTTTATTTTGGACTGGAAGGGAAAAAGTACAGGTATCCCTCAGCGCTTAAACCTGCTTTACCATTCCGAGCAGCGCGAAACATTAAGGAGCCACGACTACGTGAAATTTGTCGTGTACGATGACGACGATTTTCAGGAACTTGTCCAAGCCGTTCCGCTTTTCGATGGAAGCCCTGCCGTCCTTACTGCGGGCGTATATTTCAAGGGAAAAATAAGCACCTTCGACCTGTTCAGTAAGTTGCACCATGCCGGTCTACTAGGCCGCGTCCGCATTAACGCTCAGGTGCATCAGTTGGAGAAGTTTCTGACCGCTGAATTTCGCCAGAAAGACCTAGGTATAGATATATAGTTAGTTTATAGCCTAATTTTTCGTATATTGTAGTAAATCAAAAAACGACTATGATATACACCGAGGACAAAATCGCTGACCTCAAGTCTTTGTACTTACGTGGTAAATACGAAGATGTTATTGTTCAGGGCCTAGAAGCCGCGAAAGAATTGGAATCCCTAGCGCCCATGCTCGCCTTTACAAGGGAAATGGCCAACCGAGCCTCGCTTATTGCCGCAGAGGGTAACGACGAGCGAAAAAAGATAACGGCCTTGTCCGATTACCGAAGAGCGCAGGTAGCTGAGCGCCTGTGCAAAAACTACCTTAAAGAAATACGTGAAGTTATGGCCGATGCGGACAGCTTCTTAACCCTCGTGGCGTAACAGGAACAAATCAGTAACTTCTAAATTCAATTATATGTTTTCTAAATCAGCCCCCAAGTTAGGGCACCTGCTCGCCTTAATGCTTGTTGCCTCGCTTTTTTCCTCATGCACTTCCGGCACTAAAGATTGTCGTGAAAGCGAACCCCGCGAGATCTATACCCTAGAGGATTGCAAAGCCCTCAAAAAGGGCGACACTGTATTTATGAGGGAGTACGGCCACCGCTACTACAAAAACGCGGTAGTGCGCAACTATGCCAATCTAGGTTTGGTGGAGCTAAAAGACCTTAGGAGCTACCGTACTATCGGGGTCGTTACCGTGAACTACGAGAAGCTTAGGTGTAAGTAGCCTTAGTACTAAACCGACAAATCAATAAATAAATCAATATCCTATGAGAACGGTAACAAAGACCTTCGATGTTTTCAAATTTCAAGAACTTTCCGACGAGGCGAAAGAAAAAGCCCTCAACGACTACGTTAATTCGGGAGATGCGTTCCCCTTCGCTCAGGAGTACATCGACACGCTAAAAAAAGCCCTCCCCTTTTACGGTTTCTCCCTTGATGATTATTCCGTGGACGCGAGCAGTGCCGCTAGGTCTCATGTGTCCATTTCGTACGCCTCGTCTAATGGGTGGCACGATGAGGAAGATACGCTGCGCTATGTGCGTCTGTGGAAGTTTTTGAAGGCCAGTTATGGAGAGTACTACGCCACCCACCGTAAAAAGTATTTACCGGTACTGGCCGGTGACTGCCCCTTTACCGGAATATGTTACGACGAGAATTTCCTAGACCCCATCAGGTCTTTTATGGAGCGACCGACCGACATCACTTTTAAGGAGCTTATGGAAGATTGTGTGAACTCCTTACTTTTTGCGATGCAGGAGGACTATGAATACCAAGTCTCCGAAGACGGATTCAATGAGCATTGCGAGGGCAACGACTACGAGTTTTTAGAAGATGGAACCTTTTATATCGAATAGCCATGACGGAGTTAGGAAATGCCCTGTACTGGTTTTGGTTTATACTACTTGTGGCGTACGTCATTGCCTACAACAGGTCTGTGTTTTGGGCCTTTGTGTACTTTCTGTTTGTGGGGCCTTTAGGGTCTCTACTGCTGCTGTTGTTTTTTTCCGCGCGAAAAAAAGCCAAACGCATTCCGTGGCGTGGGCCCGGTAGCGAAGAGCGACGTTCAAACTAGCCTTATTTTTTGTATATTATACTCAAATCAATAAATCAATAAACACACTATGCCGAGACTTAGGAAGTCCCCCCGCAGTTCCGAGCCGCCCAAAAAAGGCGCATTGAGTTCAATGGGAATAAAGCGTTCCGAGGAACCCAAAGAAGAGCCCAAAACAAGAGGCATTACCGCGCCCCTTGAAATCGTTAAAAACGATGGCCGCAAACTAGCGGTAGTTTCACGTTCCGTGATGTCCTATTATGATTCGGACGCAGACAGCTACCACGATGTCTACATTCATCAGGTAGTAAAGTCCACCCGCACTGCGGTGGTTTCTATGGCCGAGCGCCAAAAAGAACGCAAAGGACAAAAGTCTGCCACCGACAAGTTCTCCGTTCCTGCGGACACACTCGATGCCCCGCTTAAACCCGACATCAATACCCGGTTTGATTATTTCTCCCGCATGGCCGATGCCACGTTACGCGGTAAGTACCCTAGTATTCTCATCCTTGGTGAGGGTGGCTTAGGCAAGTCGCATGAAGTAGAAGAGTGCATCAGAAAATTAGGTTTTTCCGAAGAAGATGGCAACTTCGCCAAAATAAAGGGCTACATGACGGCCCCCGCCTTGTTTTCCTTTTTGCACGAAAACCACGACAAGCCGGTAATTTTTGACGACATCGACAGCATTTTCAAATCCTCGGATGCTGGCAATATCCTAAAAGCTGCGCTGGACAGTAAGAGGGTTCGCAAGATTACGTGGGCTACTTCCCGAAAAACCCAGTCGTTCAACTTTACAGGGTCTGTGATCTTTCTGTCCAACCTGCGCAAAGAGGACTTTGACAGCGCTTTTCTTTCCCGCGTTTTGCTTATTGACCTGTTTATGACCCCGGAAGAGAAAATGCACCGATTGCGTTTTATCCTGCCCAATATCGACTACGAAGGGCCTGCTTTATCTGCTGCGCAGAAAAACGAAGTGATGGACACCATCGACAGGTTCAAAAATTCTATCCACAACCTCAACGCCCGAACCCTCTTGAAGGCACTAAAAGTGTATGCCGAGAGTGGCGACATGGACATGGTGAGGTATCAAATCTTTAACGCGTAATCATGGGACTGATAGGGCAAAAAGTATTGTTCCACATCAGCAAGGGCAACAGAGTTCGGGGCCGCGTCGTCGACAAAGTGATGATGCAGGCTCTCACCCCTGATGGAGAAAACGAATTGCGAAGAGAAAGTGTAAGTGGTTACATCATCGAGGTAGAGAACAGCTCCCAACTGGCCAAGGTTCCTTACTTCGCCATAATACGTAGGGTAGAATGATACATATAGAAGACAACATACGGGTTATCAGCGTAGAGGACGCAGAGAAAATTATCAATACCCCACGTACCCATAAGCACCGGTTTGTGGTGTACGAAGGCCCCGACCAAAAGATAGTGGGCCTCGACAACTCTACGGGAGATGCGTGGACAGAGGATTTTGAATCGCTGGGCGAGTGCCTAGACTGGTTAACACAGTTGCGGTAGTTTCTGCCCCCGTAAATTTTGATGGTATTTTTTCTAACATGATAATTGATGTATTATGACACAAGTAAGTAAAGAGGACTTCTTCAAAGCTCCTTTCCAAAATGACCCTAGAAATGATGTTGAAATATCAATGGATTTAAGCACCCCATACCCCTGGGC